CCGCATGAAGCGTTTGATTACCCAACAGAGCAATGGTATTACTACCAAATGGCTGACCGTTTTGGTTGGACTCCAGATCAAGTAGATAATTTGCCAGCAGAAACAGCAGATTGGTTATTAGCGATAGCCGCAACCGTTGAACAGGTTAGGGCAGATAGGTCAGGTTAATAATGGCAGGTGCTATTTACATACCTAACCTGGCGCAAGTTCTTGCTGGAATTGAAGCCACGGAAAAACAAATAGATTTTGCGGCTAAATTTGCAATTAGCATGGCTGGTTATGAAGTAGAACGCCTGGCTAAAAAGAACGCCAATGGGCCTACGCACAAAAGAGGAACGCCGCGTATCCCTACTGTTGGCCCTAACACAATTACGGGTAACTTAAAAAGATCTATTTACTCACAAACCCGCATTGGCTTTGGTACATACATTTCTGAAGTTGGCGCAAGCATGGAGTATTCAAGACAGGTAGAACTTGGTGGCGGTAACTGGCCTAGCGGTGTTTCATATCCTTATTTAACGCCTGCCGTAGAGTCATTGAAAAACAGTGGAAAATTATCAAGAACCTTTACAATGGCTTTTGCATCTATGTTGAAGGGATAAGTTATGTCATCTACTATCCCACCAGTTTTAGTGCAATTAGTTGCTGATGTAACGCAACTCAAAGCAGGTTTAGTTCAGGCTCAAAACTCTCTTAAAAACTTAGATGACACTGTTCAGCAGTCTGGCAACGCTATGAATGGTTTTATGAACAAAATCAAAGGTGTTGGCGGCGCTTTGGGTATTGCTTTTGGTGGCGCGGCTGTACTCAATTTTCTTAGAAGTTCTGTAACTGAAGCAAACGCGGCTTCTGCGGCGCAGGAAAGATTGCGCCAGTTGCTTTTAACCACGGGTGGGGCAACAAATGAATATGTAGATCATCTTCTTGAACAAGCCGCCGCGCTAGAAAAAGTTGGCGTAGTTAGCAAGAGCAACATTGTTGTAGCCCAATCACAATTAGCCACATTTGATTTAACGGGTGACACAATCAAGACGCTGACACCTGCCATTTTGGATTATGTAACTGCTGAAAAAGGAGCCGCCGCCACATCTGATGATTTCAGACAGATGACAAACGGTTTGGCGCAAGCGCTCAATGGTAACTTTGGATCTCTTACCAGGGTTGGCTTTGTGCTTGATGATCAGACTAAGAAACTTATTTCTAATGGTACTGAAAGCCAACGCGCCGCCGCAATCGTAGATGTTTTGAATTCTACCTATAAAGACTTTAACGCTTCATTGCGTGATACAAACCCTATGCAAGTTGCTATGAATGAATTGGGCAACCTTAAAGAAGATCTAGGCGCGGCATTATTGCCAGCCTTAGAAAAAGTAAGCACTTTTGTTTCTGACACATTTATACCTGCACTAAGAAAATTTGGCAAATTTATTGCAGACAATAAAGAAGTAATTTTAACATTAGTTACAGTATTGACGGCGGCGTATGTCGCGTTAAAAATTTACAACGGTATTTTAATAGTGGTTAAAGTTACTCAGCAACTTTATGCGGTAGCAACAGTTCTTATGAAAGGCGCGCAACTAGCGTCTATTGCTTCTACTAATGGCCTTGCCGCTTCTATGCTGGCTCTCAACGCGGCTATGAGAGCCAACCCCATTGGAATAATTGTTACGGCACTGGCGCTTGTTGCGGCTGGTTTTGTTTACGCATGGAACAATTCAGAAACTTTTAGAAAAATGGTAATTACTGTTGCTAAAAGTGTCATAGTTCAAGTGGCGCTTGTGATCCGCATATTTGGAGAACTTGCTGAAGTAATCCTTAAAGTTGTAAGCGGCCCTATGAGGTTATTGCTTAAAGGTCTAGCGCTATTAAAAGTTCCTGGCGCACAAACAGCACTAGATGGAATTAATAATGCTATTGGCAAAGTAGGAGAATTTGCTGAAACAACTTCAAAAAAGGTTTTAGGTTTAATAGCAACTGCTGATAAATTAGGAAACAAAAAAATCAAACTACCTGGTTTCCTTACTGGTGAAACAAAAACAGGAACAGGATCAACAGGCGGTGGTGGCGGTGGTGGCGGTGGTGGCACTGGCACTGGTTTGACTGATGAGCAAAAAAAGAAACTTAAAGAATATAAAAAAGATGTATTAGGTATTTACAAGGATATGAATGAAGCGATCCTTGACGCTAAAGAAAATTCCGCTAAAGAACTTGAACAGCGTGATGAAAGGATTGCTTCTGCAAAATTGCGCTATGACGATATTATGGCAGAAGCACAACAAGACCGTGAACGCGCAGAAGCCAGCGCAAGAAAACGCAACACAGAAGTTCTTTTACAAATTGATAATGAGTACGCTAAGAAAAAAATAGATTTAGAAAAAAATAGAGATAAGCAACTTGCAAATTTGCAAGAAGCCGCTACCAAAAAGCGTAATGAACTTACAAAATCCGCGTCTGAAAAAGAACGCTCAATCATTCAAACATCTATTGACCGTTTGCGTGATGCTTTTGCTTCTAAATTAAGTTTTAACCTTGCTGACTCTTTTGATCTGACTGCATTTACATCTAGTCTTTCAATCAAAACTGCGGCTGGTTGGACTACCGCTTTTAGCACAGCCGCCAAAAAAGGCACTGATAAGTTACTGGCAGATCTTAAAGAGAAATTACAAGGCGCTAAAGATCTCCAGGCTAACGCCGCAAAGTTAGCGGGCATGGGCTATTCCCAGACATTTATTGAAGAAGTAGTTAAGAATGGGCCAGAAGCAGGTAACAAGATTGCCGCCGCTTTGCAGGCCGCTTCTCCTGAAGCCACTAAAGAATTGCAAGATCTTTACGGTCAAGTAGAGAAGATTTCTGAAACTGGCATGGATCAATTAGCCGCCACAATGAACTCTGGCGGTAAGTTGGCTACCCAGGAACTTATGACCGCTTACAGCCAGGTTGCTATTGATCTAAAGCAATCTTTGTCAGAAGTGGACACAGAACTAAACAAGTCTTTGGCTGAGTCTAATTCTGCTTTTTCAGAAGCATTAACTGAAGCCCAGGCTACCCGCACTGAAAAAATGGCGGCGGCTATGACAGATCTTCAGGAAGCGCTGGCGGCGGCTAAATTACGCTTTGATGACACCCTTGCTGAAGCAACTAAAGATCTGCAACGCTCTTTGTTGCAAGCGCAAAAAGATTATGAAAAAGCCATTGATGAAATTGAAAAATCAACACAAAAGAAATTAGATGATCTCAAATTAAAATTAAAAGAAGTTGCAACTGCCATGGCGGCTCTGGGTGCATCACAAGCATCTTATAGTGCTATGCAAAACGCACCAGTATTTACGCCTAGTGTTACTGCCAGACTGCAACCAGGAGATAAAGGGTTTATTGGGCCAGTGGCAAACACTACACACATTACAAACAATGTTACAGGCGTAAACATGACTGACCCTACTTCAACCGCCGCAGTCATTACTAATGGCATTAAATATGGAACAGCAGTAACGGTAAGCGCATCTACAATGGCGGCCTATGGTCAAAAACCAACAAGTTCAACTTCTGTTAGCACTCAAACTGGAGTTAAAAATAAATTGAAAGCAATGGGTTTTGAATAATGCCACAAGTAATTACTACTTATTCTCTTTCATTTAACGGTCAAGTATTTGGCGGTGTTGGTTCTCCTTATCAAGTTATGAGCATTGATGGGCTAGAAGCATTGCCTGGTATCCGCAATCAAGATGATAACCGTGGCTACGCAGATGGTATGTTTTCAGGCCGTGACTTCCTAAGCGGGCGCACCGTTTCCATAATTATTCAGATTTTGGGTAATGCAACTGGATCTGCCCAGGCTAATTACAACACCCTTCAAAGAGCGCTTTTACCGCAGTCTGAAGGCACTACCCCGCTTTACTTCATTATGTCTAACGCTGAAGGTGAACAGGTCTTAAACGCCCGTGTACGCGGTCTAACGGCTACCGTAGATCCTAACTACACCTATGGCTACATTCTGGCGCAGGCTACTTTTTTTGCCCCTGATCCCCGTTACTATGACAGCAATGTTCAGACAGCATCTTTGGCTTATACCCCGCCAACAGGCCGCACTTACAACCGCATTTACAACCTTGTTTACGGCGGCGGTTCTACTGAAATTACAACAACCATAACTAATAACGGTTGGACTGACACCTATCCATTAATTACATTAAATGGCCCAATTATTAATCCCATCTTAGGTAATGAAACAGAAGATCTTGAACTCAACTTTCAAGTATCGCTAACAGATAGTGACACCCTTGTTGTTGATTTATACAATAAACTAATTACATTGAACGGCAACCCTGCCCGCAATTTGCTTACAACTGGACAATGGTTTTCTGCTCAACCAGGAAACAACCTTTTCTACCTAACAGGTAACGCAGGTAGTACAGTTACAGGTGTAACAGGGGCAACCGTTGAATGGCAATCGGCTTACATTTAGGAGAATAGATGACACTAAGAACACCGCCCAGTTGGTTGCAGAATGGTTCTCACCCTGCTGAGAATGACCGTTTAACAACTCAGGCTCTTTGGGCTACCACAGGTATCATCAAGAGCGACTCTTTAGCCGTTACACAAAACTCCCCTACGGGTCTTTCTATTCTTGTTGCTTCTGGTTGGGCCGCAATCGTTGGTACAACGCAAGCAAACATGGGTACTTATGTTGGTTACAATGACGCAACTGTTGTTCTTTCTATTACAACAGCAGATCCAACCAACCCACGCATTGACCGCGTTTGCCTAACTGTTAATGATGCTTACTACACAGGCGCACTTAATAACGCAGTTCTTCAAGTAGTTGCAGGAACTCCTGCGGGATCTCCTGTTGCACCAGCGCTTCCTGCTAACTCAATTTCTCTTGCAACCGTAGCCGTTGGTGCGGGTGCTACTGCTATCACTAACGCAAACATTACAGATACACGCGTATTAGTTACAACAAACATTCCTGAAAGCGGTGACATTTCTTCAGTAACCGCAGGCACAGGTTTGAGCGGTGGTGGATCAAGCGGCGCTGTAACTGTTTCATTAGATTACAAAGCGGCAACAACTTTAACGCTTAACGCTCAAACAGGAACTACTTACACAACGGTGGCGGCTGATGCTTCCGCTAAATTTGTAACGCTAACAAACGCTTCTGCTATCACTGTAACGGTTGCGGCAGGATTGTATAGCGTTGGTGAACAAATTAACTTTGCGCAGATGGGCGCAGGTCAGGTTACTTTTCAAGGAGATACAGGCGTAACTATTGTTTCAACTGGTGCGACTGCGGCAACTCCTAAATTACGCGCTCAGTATTCAACAGCCACAGCAATCTGCACAGCATCAAATACATGGATTGTTGTTGGTGATATTTCCTAATGAGCCGTCAAGCATTAACACCTACAAATACGCCAGCAAGCGCAACGGCTATATCAATACCAACATTGCGCACTGGCGATTTGTATTACAACACCACGCTAGGGCTTCAAGTTTACAACGGCACTGACTGGGTGACTGTTGGCACTTCAGCCGCAGTTACAGAGATAGATGCGGGCGTGTTTGATAGTATTGCTCCATATCAGGGTGGCGGCGTAAGCGACACCGCTACACAGACTTTTAACGGGGGTACTCCATAATGCCAGTTG